AAATCACTTGAAGGAAAGTACGATGCAGACTTTAAGAAGATGCAAAAAGCTATTGGTGATATCGTTTCTGTTTGGGAAGAGATTGAACGCGATTTCTCTGATATGAATGAATCAACCGATCTTGAAGAAGCAGTTACTCCTGCTGATTTTGTGAAAGGTGGAGACACTAAAGTCACAAAACGTGAAGTTGATGGCATGCTTTCAAAACTCTTTATAGATACCAAATTGGCTAAAGCGGTTGAAGCGAATTCTGCCTTTAAAGCTGGTGAAAAGTCTAATGGCAAAAAGAATCCTTATAAGAAAGATAGCGCTGACTTCCACCTATTTATTCTAGGACAGCAATCAGCTGATGCTGATTCATAGTAAGGTTATATAAATAACTTTATGAAGTTATTCGATGAATTGAACAGTGCAAACTTTGAATTATACGCCGCTAAACATTATAGAAATCCTGCTTGCTTAGAACCGCAGGATTTCTATGATGACGCGGCAAAATTCAAATACGTCGTAAGGTTACTTAGACGATACCGAGATACTGGTAAGATCCAAGAGCGACTTGTCTTAAATCACATCATTACAATTTACAACGTGTTTGAGATTCACGCTGCGAATAGAATGATATTTCATCGCGTAGATATAAACCTTTGGCCAACACTAAAAACATTCTTGTTGTATTTGAATTACTTGCCAGAGAATTCTCATAACACTATAAATATAGATTTAAACATAGCAACAAAACTAAAAGATTTATAACATGGGATTTTTAAAAGGACCAGATTTTTTCTACGCATTACGCTTTTTGCGTTTACTCACTACTAAGTGGGAAAACACGAACGCATTTAAAATGGGTATCGTAGATAAGAACGGCAAAAAAATTAAAAAGCCCGAGACGTCTGATGAAAAATCAGCGTATAATACATTCCATAAATTAGTCTATAATATCAAACGCTTGATAAATAAGCTTCCGCTCGGCAAATCGACCATTGCCTCCTATGCAGCAGCGCTCTTTCTCGTTAAAGAGCACACTGGCATTAGTGATAAAAAATTACTTAAGGTCATAAAGGAAGCAACTGGATGTGATCTTACAGATTATAGCCCAGAACTCAATGAATGGTATTTGACTGATAATGGAGATATAGAAAAAGGTAAATATGCACTCGCCCGTGATATCGCATTACCCAAGACAGGTGAACTATTAGCAAAAAAGAACACTTGGGTCGAGATCGTGGAACAAGCACCGGTTGGTTCAATATTAGGCCATTCGGTGTTTAAGGCAACACACATAAAAACGCAACAACAAATTTATATCACACAGGAGGACATTAGTAAATGATAAACGATAATGTCACTACTGGATCTATAGCAATTGCCGATCGTCCCCTTGGCGCAAAGATAAAAAGAAAAACTCGCGAGTTCACTGTAACTGCAGACACCTTTAAGCGCTTTGAGACTGGACGAACAAAATTTGAAAGATGGAGTAAATACCTCAATCTTCAAGACGATGTAGAAAATTCAATCTATGACTATCATAAGCGCAATAGCGGTGCAGTGATAGTTTTAAGAAATGAAGAGAATGGCGCGTTAAAAGCTATAAGACCAAAGGCAGCAAACGAATAATAAATTCATTTTGTTGTTTACACACCGCCTATAATTTGGTATAATAGAACCTTAATCAAGTAAAGAAACGCCATCACTATGTCAATTTTCGAAGAACAAATATCACGTAAGCCAGATCACTATCCTTGGACTGAGGAGTTCATCACCGCGATGCATAACGGGTTTTGGACCGATAAAGAATTTAATTTCCAATCGGATGTACAAGACTTTAAAGTGCACATGTCAGATAAAGAACGAGAAATGGTTACTCGCTGCTTATCAGCAATCGCACAGATCGAAGTAGCGGTAAAAACGTTTTGGGCTAAAGTGGGTGAAAACCTCCCTCACCCATCAATCACCGATCTTGGTTATGTAATGGCCAATGTAGAAGTTATTCATAACAACGCGTACGAGCGATTGATCGACATCCTTGACATGGAAGATGTGTTTGAGGAAAATCTTAAACTTGACATTATTCAAAATCGTGTAAAGTATCTGCGCAAATATCTGCATAAGTACTATAAGGACTCAAAGAAACAATACGTATATTCTCTTATTCTCTTTACACTATATGTAGAAAACGTTTCGTTGTTTAGTCAGTTCTATACAATCAATTACTTTAATCGTTTTAAAAATCAGCTCAAGGATGTATCTCAGCAGGTAGCATATACTTCAAAGGAAGAGCTTATTCATGCGATGGTTGGTATTAAGCTCGTGAATACAATCCGTGAAGAACATCCAGAATTGTTTGACGAAGAACTTATTGCGCGGATTCGGCATGAATGTCTTGAAGCGTTTAAGGCTGAATCTAAAATCATTGAATGGTCAGTGAATGGATATGAATCAGAACACTTGAGTACTCCTATTCTGCAAAATTTTATTAAGAACCGACTCAACGATTCTCTTACACAAATTGGTATTGATCCAGTGTTTGATGATGTGGATGAAGGTTTGCTAGAAAAGACTACATGGTTTGACGAAGATGTTCTTGGCAATACTGCCACTGACTTTTTCTTTAAACGCCCAACAGAATATTCTAAGAAAGATAAATCGTACGACGAAGACGACCTATTTTAAAGGTATATATACATTATGGAAAAATATTATTGGCTAAATAAAGACTCACGTCTTTTTCTTGAACGAGGTTACTTGAGTGATGGGCAAACACCAGAAAAACGAATTAGACAGATTGCGCTTAAAGCTCAACGAATCTTAGGTGAAGATGGCTTCGCGGATAAATTCGAAGACTACATGTCAAAGGGTTGGTACTCATTAGCGTCCCCGATCTGGGCAAACTATGGGCTTAAACGTGGCTTACCCATATCTTGTTTTGGATCTTTCATCGGTGACACGATGGAATCTATTTTAGCTAAACAGGCCGAGGTTGGCATGATGACTAAAATGGGTGGTGGAACATCTGCATACTTTGGAGCATTGCGTAGTCGGGGTTCTAAAATAACTGATGGCGGCAATTCAAATGGTCCTGTACATTTTATGGAACTATTCGAAACCATGACGAACGTTGTTTCTCAGAGCAATGTTCGCCGTGGTTCTTTTGCAGGCTATATGTCTATCGAACATCCTGACATCCTTGAGTTTCTTCAAATTCGTGGTGATGGTAATCCTATTCAAAACATGTCAATTGGTGTAACAGTCAGTGATAAGTTCATGAAAGAAATGCTTGATGGCGATAAAGATAAGCGTAAGATTTGGGGTAAGGTTATTCAAAAGCGGTATGAGAGTGGGTATCCTTACATCATGTTTAGTGATACGGTGAATAAGAATAGACCAAAGGAAAGTGATAAGATCTATGCTTCAAACCTGTGTTCTGAAATTTGTTTGTCAACAACTGAAGAAGAATCATTTGTTTGTTGCCTATCTTCTATGAACCTATTACACTATGAAGAGTGGAAAGATTCAGATGCGGTTCAAGTTCTTACTCGCTTCCTTGACACCGTAATTGAAGAGTTTATTGAAAAGACTGAAGGTTTACCATTCATGGAAGCACCTCGTAAGTTCTCAATGCAACAGCGCGCACTTGGAATAGGTGTTCTCGGATGGCATTCGTTCCTACAGTCTAAGAGTGTTGCCTTTGAGAGTTTAGAAGCTAAAATGTTGACTAATCAGATCTTTAGTCATATTGAGGCTGAAAGCATGAGCGCTTCGCGTGAACTAGCTAAAACTTACGGTGTGCCTGAAAAGTTAAAAGGTTCAGGTCGTAGGAATATGACAACTCAAGCGATTGCGCCTACAACCTCAAGTTCATTCATACTTGGTCAAGTATCGCCTAGTATTGAACCGTTGAATAGTAACTACTTCGTGAAAGATCTCGCAAAAGGCAAGTTTACATATAAGAACCCTTTCTTGAAAGAAGTGCTTAAAGGTCACGGCTACGACACAGCTGATGTATGGAAGTCTATTCTTGTAACGGGTGGAAGTGTTCAACACTTGATGTTCTTATCCGATCATGAGAAAGATGTATTTAAGACCTTTGGTGAAATCTCTCAAAGGGAAGTTATTCTCCAAACAGGTATTCGTCAAAAGTACATTGATCAATCGCAGAGTATTAATCTAATGATTCATCCTAAGACGCCACCTCGTGATACGAATCAACTTCTTATTTACGCGTGGGAACAAGGCGTAAAAACACTCTACTATCATCGTGGTACTAATCCAGCACAGGAGCTATCACGCAACTTACTTACATGCACATCCTGCGAGGGTTAATATATGGCACAAGAACAATTTAAATGCGGAGAGTGCAAGACTAAATTCACTGTTGAATGGGACGAGGATGAGGTAATCGACTTTGTCGATGCTGAGTATTGTCCAATGTGTGGATATGAGCTTGCTGAAGAATATCAAGATGATTGTCGTTATCCAGACGAAATCGAATAAGAGTACAACACATTCGGTGAATGATCATAAAGGCCGAGTATAAATAACTCCATGTGGAGTTACAAAGGTAAAGAGTTTACTAGTGAAATGATCGGTGATAATGTGGGCTTTGTCTATGTTGTCACCGATACTTCTACTGGTATGAAGTATATCGGTAAAAAAACGCTGCAGAGTAAAGTAACCAAACCACCTCTGAAAGGTAAAACCCGCAAGCGCAGATCAATAAAGGAATCTGATTGGAAGACATACTGCGGTTCGAGCGAAGCGGTAAAACTTATTGTTGAAGAAAAAGGATTAGATCACTTTCAGCGAGAAATCATACACCTGTGCAAATCTAAGGGAGTGATGAGTTATATGGAGTGCTACGAGCAGATGACTACTCATGCGCTATTAAAACCAGACGAATACCACAACGCGTTTTTCGGGGGTCGTATTAATAGAGCTCACCTAAAAGCCCTTAAGCCAGAAGACTTCGATTAATTAAGGGTGTACAAAAGGCCTAAACTATGGTATAATATAGTAGTAAAGCAATAAGCTACATATAAACACCATAGAAGGAGAGGCATAAAATTACAATCATAGACTACTCAGGTATAGCAATCGCAGCTATTTTTTCGCAAGACCGTCCCAATGAAATCGAGGAAAGTCTTATTAGACATATGATCCTCAATAGCATTAGGCGCTATAATGTCAAATTCCGTGAGGAGTACGGGCAAACGATCATTGCGTGTGACCGTACGTCTTGGCGTAAGGAAGCGTTTCCTCAATACAAAGGGAAGCGCAAAACATCCCGCGACGAATCTCCTCTCGACTGGAATAAGCTCTTTGGGTTCCTCAATAACATCCGTGACGAGATCTCTGAAGAAATGTCATTCCCTGTGGTTTACGTAGATCGTGCTGAAGCCGATGATGTGATTGCAGTGCTCGCCGAATCTACTCAAGAGTTCGGTCAAAACGAGCCTGTTATGATCGTTTCTTCTGATAAGGACTTCATACAATTGCACCGCTATTCTAACGTAAAGCAATTTAGTCCAATGAAACGTGCAGCACTTAAGGTAGACGATCCTGTATACTATAAGTTCGAGCATGTATGTAAAGGTGACAGCAGCGATGGAGTGCCAAATGTCTTAAGTGCTGATGGCACGTTTGTTGAAGGTGGTCGCCAATCACCTTTACGCGCTAAGAAAATCCAAGAGTGGTACGAAAACCGTGAAAATCTGCTAGATATAATGGGCGCAGCCACGTACCGCAATTACTGCCGCAATAGGCTTGTTATCGATCTAAACTATATTCCTGAAGATATTCAGACTAATATTATGGATAAATATAAATCTCAACAAGGTAAGAACAACAATAAAGTTCTGAATTACTTAATAACAAAAAGGTGTAGTTTGCTCGTCGAATGTGCAAAAGACTTCTTTACAACTGAAAAATAATTATGGCCATTCAAAAATATCCACACGAAATATTCGAAAAAGTATGTGAGCTTGAAGATCGCGATGAGCGTATCACATATCTAAAGAAACACGCGTATAAACAAGTAAAGACTATTCTTCAACTTTGCTATAACGACAAGATCATTCTTGATTTGCCGAAAGGTAAACCACCATTTGACACAGTTCAAGAAGGTCGTGAACCTGCACCTATCGCCAATGTACTTAGACATATTGGTATGTTGGTTAAAGGTAGTAAGATCTCTCAAATCAAAAAGGAAAAGATTTGGATTGGTATGCTCGAGCAACTGCCTGAAGAAGATGCATTGCTTCTTTGCGCTGCTAAAGATGGAACTATCACAAATCTTAAGAATAAGAAATACCGCAAGATTACAAAAAGTCTCGTCGAAGCGGCTTTCCCTGAGATTTTGTAGTGTACAAAAGGCCTAAAGTGTGATATAATATATATTATGAATGTATTTGTACTAGATGAAGATCCAATTATTGCAGCCCAAATGCACTGCAA